GAGCGTCGAGAGCAAACGGAACGCCACCGAACGAGTCACGCTCGACGGCGCGGACATGGCTCCATGGTGTCTCGTAGGATTGCTGCTCCGAGGAGTTCATCTCCGCACCCCTGCGACGTAGTTGATGGCGTCAACGATGTCGTCCACGCATCGCCACACGTCGCCGTCAGAGACACGCCATCCCATGCTGTCGACCCAAGCGAACACGCCGTCACGGATGTAGACCGCGTCGTCAAAGTAGACGCGCAAGCACACCGCTTCCGCTCCTCCAGACTCACCCCACGTCGTGGGCTCTGGCACGTCGAGGGGATCGACGGAGGGGATCTCGCGCAAGGTCTGGCAGTGCTCTCGGTGGGGCACGAGGTCGGCTATCCCGGCGAAGTCGCAGGACGAGAGGTCTCCACACGTCAGACACCAGTATTTTTTGCTCATGGCTTCACCTTCCTAAATGGCTGTCTCGTCGGGACATTGGGCGCCATCTCGATCATGACAACGCGGATCACGTCGTCGACACTGCGGCACACCTCGACGATCTGGCCGTCCTTGCGCAACCGCTCATGCATCTCCTTTTGGACCGGCGACACCTTGCCGACGGCGGTCTTCATTTCAATAAACAACGACAACGCCGGGATGTGTAGATCGGGAATGCCTGCCAAGACTCCCTCTGCCTTCAGGGCTGCACCTTGTCGACGTCCACGGGAGCCGCCGTTGGGAACGGCGTAGCAGACATAGGGCGTGTTCTGCCTGATCCATTGCACTGCCTGGCATTGGATCACGTGCTCGGATTCGATCATGCGTCGTCACCGGCTGAAGGCATACGGGCGACGTCATAACGGCGCGTCATCCTCTGGTAGATCGCTCGCACCCGTCGCACGTCGTCGGCACAGTAGGCGGCAACCTCATCAATCCGACCGGCTCGCACCATGCCTGCGACCATGCTGCCGTCGACGCCGCCTTTGCCTGGCAGGCCAAACGCCAAGCAGAGATCGTCGAGACTCACCCTGCCCATGCGGCTGTCGGTCCACATTGCCATGGTGCAGACCCAACTTGAATTCCACGGTTTGACTTCGATTGCCGAATAAACATCGGGCAACTGGACCCCAAGCACGATGGCGCGCTGGCGGATCATGTTTCTGTCAAACTCTGCATTGTGAGCCACGATGGTGTCACCATCGACGTCGCTGTTTGCAAATGCCTGCAGCATCTCGCGTTCACCATCGGGATTGCTGAAGTTGCGCACAAGCGTGCGGGGCTCCCGTTCACCATTGGCCCAACTGATCACGGCAAGCTCGCCAAACAGGCCAGACAGCGAAGTCTTGTCGAGGTCTGCCGCTGCTTTCTTTGCTGCCTTGGCGATGTCGTCGGGGTCGTAGTGCTTGGCGGCGATGTGCTCTGCGACGTCAAGGCGTGACGACGGAACGGTTTCTGTGTCGAGGTAAATGATCATTGTGCGTCCTCATCGTCCATGCGTTCTTGGAATCGTTCGTCAAGGTGTCGCGTCTCGGCTGCGACCCATGACTCAACAGTGATCGCGTCATCAAGTGTGGCGCCGTAGAATCGACGCAGTGCCTCAATCGACTCTGTCGACGGACAACCACCCTCCGTCTCCCACACTGACAGGCTGGCGACGCTACAGCCGATTGAGCGGGCCACGTCTGGGATTGAGCGTGCACCTCGGATGGCTCGTAGAGTGACGCCATCAAGCGAAGTTCTTGCCCCTGTTTTTCGATCAAACCAAACTCTCATGTGCGCTCCAAAAAAAAGCCCCCGCATCAACGATGCGGGGGCTCCGTTGCTCGGTCACTTGCGGCCCATGAATCCAGGTCGATTGCTTGGCGCTGCAACGGCGGCAACGGGCTTGCTTGACGTCATGGGCTTGTAGCCTGCCACGTCGTTGTTGGCGTCGTATCCGTTGGCGGCTGGGCGCACCTTCAACTTGACGGCGACGTCACAGCCGACAAGCGGGGCAAGGCTCTTGCCGACGATCCCGACGGCATCCATCAACTCTGCAATCTGACGCTGGCCGATCTCAAAGGACTGCTTGCCTTTCTCATCAGTGCGGATCGTCTTCATGGTCAAACGAGTCCACACCTTGCGTCCGAGGTACTGACCATCGGTGACAGTCAGTTCGATAACGGCTTGGATCGACTGCTCATCGCGAGTCTTCTTCGCTTCGATCTTGCTGATGTGCATCGGGTATTCGCCAGCCGGAAGCGGCTCAAACGACGACGGGCGACGCTCAACAAGCGCGGGGTCAAAGTCCAGTGCGAGGGAATCGTTGTCAAAGTCGTTCATGAGTTCACCTTTTTCAGTTGGGCTGCAATGTAGCGGTTGATCAATGCGGTCGTGTCTCCGTCATCGCTCTTGATGGCAATAGACGTGCATTGCTCTAACAGGTCTTTGTTGATCGTGACACGACGATCTGTTTTTGTGTCGCTGAGTTTCATTTCAGTTTGCTTGGGAGGTTTCTTCTCTGCTTTCTGTGCTTCTTTTTTCCTGTCGATCTCGTCGTGGATTGCCTTTGATTCGTTGACAAGATCAACCAACGTCTGCCCCTTCACCATTAGAATCTTTCCCTGCCCTGCTTTGATGTTCTTTTCTGCAAGCACCTCGCGGAGTGTTCTTTCTCCGCAACTGACGCACTTCGCTGCTTGCGCAATGCTGTAATTATTTTCAGTGTAGATCGTTCCGATTTGTTCAATCCTTTTGGTTGCTTCTATTGCTTTCATTGTGCTTGTCCTTGTTGTGCATATGCCGCCATCTTTGCCACAACGGCTCCGAGGTCGGCGGGTTCAAGCGGTGCAAGCGCACCGCTGCGGTCTTTGGCAACGCTACGGGCGTCGCCTGAAGTCTGGAGGTATCTAACAGCGGCTTTTTTTCCGTCGCTTGCGATCTCGTCGACGGCGACAAGACGGAAGACCTCATCAAACAAGTAGGGTAACGCGTCACCCAACTTGGCGCCAGGCATCGAGATGCCATAGGTAACGCGGCCTGTCGCATCGTCGCGTGTCTTGGCGAGTTTGGCGGAGAAATACACGCCCACTGACAGGTCACGGAACGAACGCATAGCAGCGGTCATCCTGTCGATGACGGCGCCATATGCCTGGCGAGGGTCGCTTGCCTTTTTTTTCTCTGCGGAAAGAACGACCTCCGCAATCTCTGACACGCTGTCGAGTGCTACCCAATCGTAGCCATGTGACGACGTTGACAACAGGCGATGGATCTCAATCAGGTCTTCAACGCTGTTGACCTCGACAACGTCGAATCGGTCATCACCTGCAACAAACGACAACGACAGCAAGCCCGCTTCCGCACTCGCAATCAACACACGTCCCGGCAATGAGCCGATCAACGCGGTCTTGCCGATGCCGCTGTCTCCGTACACTACGATCTTTGGTGCGCTTGCCCCCACCACTTGCGCCAACTTCTTGATCTGCATCTTGTCTCCCTTGTTGCTTGACTTCTATCGGCACTCGATAGAACCTGTCAAGCAAGAAAGAGAAGGCCAGCAAATGGATCTGAGAGACTACCAGAGAGAGGCAGTCGACGCCGTGTTTTCCTATTGGGATCGGGCACCGTCGACGTCGTCAAGGCCAGCATCACCACTGATCGTCATGCCGACTGGATCGGGCAAGTCGCCAACGCTTGGCGAGATCGTGCGTCGTCTCGTCGCTGACTATGGTTGCCGCGTTGTCATCGCGACCCATCGCTCTGAACTCATCGTCCAAGACACCAAAGCGGTACGCTCGATCTACCCGATGGCGGATGTCGGGATCGTGTCGGCGGGGCTTGGGCGTCGGGAGTACGGACACGCGATCACGATTGGCGGCATCCAGTCGCTAGCAGGCAAGCCTGCTTTGATGGGTCACGTCGACGTCATGATCGTTGATGAGGCGCATCTGATCAGTCCGGCGTCGGGCACTCAATATCATGCAACCATTGCAGCATTACGGAACGTCAACCCTGACATGAGGCTTGTTGGCCTGACGGCGACTCCCTACCGGCTTGGGCAAGGCTACCTGACAGAAGGCGACGATGCGCTCTTCACGTCGGTTGCCTACCAGACTGACATCGTGCGCCTGATCAAAGCCGGTTGGCTGTCACACGTCACGACAGGCTATGTCACCGCGTCGATTGACCTCGATAATGTGGGTGTCCGTGCTGGCGAGTATGCGAGCAACGATCTGGAGTTGGCCAGCGACGTCGACAAGATCAACGAAGCCGTCGCGGCTGACGTGAAGCGCCAACTTGACGCCGGTCGCACATCGGCGCTGGTTTTTGGGACGTCGGTTGCTCATGCCAAGCGACTCCGTAACGCGTTGCAGGTGATCGGTGTGTCGACGGAGACGATCACGGGCGACACAGACCGAGGCCAACGCGATCAGATCATCGGTCTTTTCAAGGCTCGATCTCTGCGGTGCATCACGTCGTGTGATGTGCTTACGACGGGATTTGACGCGCCTGTCGTCGACGTGCTTGCGCTGGTCCGTCCGACGATGTCTCCTTCGCTCTACGTCCAGATGGTCGGGAGAGGGATGCGGATTGCCGACGGCAAGACCGACTGCCTGTTGCTTGACTACGGTGGCAACATCGCCCGACATGGGCCTGTTGACGACGTCAAGGTAAAGCCTAAGAGCAACGGCGACGGAGACGCGCCTGTCAAGATATGTCCACAGTGCATGGCGTGTTGTGCGGCATCGGCTCGACAGTGCGACCACTGCGGCTACGAGTGGCCAGCGGTTATCCGCAAGGCCAATCAGGCGCCGTCGGCACTGCCCGCATTGTCTTTGGACCTGCCACCCAAGGCTCCTAAGATGCCCCCTAAGCGTCATGAGGTCGGGTCCGTCGAGTGGGCAAGGCATGAGAAGCGCGGCGACGACACAGCCCGTCCTACGCTGCGGATCGACTATTACCCGACGGGCGATCTTGCGCTCAAGAGGATCGCGAGTGAGTGGATCTGCATTGAACACGACGAAGGCGGATTCGCTTGGCGCAAGGCGGCGCAATGGTGGGAGGCTCATGTGGGGACGCCATTCCCTAAAGACGTCAACGACGCTGTAGATCTCTTGAACCTCGGATACATGAAGCCCGTTGTGGCTATTGAGATTGAGAAAGACGGCAAGTACGACCGCGTGACGACGGTGCATCATGGCGTCAACGATGACGAAAGCGGGCTCAAGCGGTGCTGCCTCAAGCGCATTGCAGAGATCGGCTTTGAACCTGACATCACATCCGGCGAAGACAAGCACTACTGCCCAACGTGCCGGACGTGCATCCGCAACGATCAAGACGAAGATT